AGCTGAGGAGCTGCACCGAAACCATATAACACTGGTTCTTCATGGTAGTTACGTGGAATACCTGCTTGTTCACGGAAAACTGTAGACCATTCGTCGGAACGCTGATCATACACACCGTCAAAGGATTCGTTCAATATAGGTTCTACAATTGAACGGAAGTCCGTACTTCTCATTGGGGCTGCCATAATTTATTCTCCTATATTAAACTGCTGCTGTGTATTGACCGTAGAAGTTAGTAGAGCTTAACTGTACACGAACTATTGTGTAAGCATCACCCCATGCATTATCTACGTTTTGACATAAATCTACCACACGCATAGCAGCTTGCTGACCGTTAGTAACAGCAGTTGAAGCTCCTAATGTTGCTTGTGATAACCCGGTTGTTGAATTACCCGCAGTAATGTTGGTAAACCAATATTCACCACCGATACTTGTTTGAGCCATAGAACCGTCAGCTTGGATTTCATAAACGATGTTGAGGTCGTTATAGAAATAAGCATTAGTGACTGAACCTGCTTGAACAGTTGTACCTGATGGCCAGTAATTGGAAACACGACGACGGCCTGTTGTGTCAGTAAACTCAACGCCTTGGAATGAACCTGTTACGGCATACTGTTGGCTTGATGAATTTCCTGTTGTGGTTTGAGCAGCAATAATTGTACCGTTAGCAGAGCCAGTAGAACCTACGTTAGCAGCACTAACGTAGGCAATAGGTTGCTGTTTGTAAATATTGGCTGCATAACCCGAAGTGATACCGTTTTGTAAGCATTGTGCTCTTTCTAATCCTGTTGGAAAGAAGGCAGGACGCAAACCAAACGGAGCGGATACTGAAGACATATTTTACTCCTTAAAAATGGTTAATTAAAATTTTGTTTTTGACGCTTTATTCAAAGCTATAAAGCAAAATCGCAATTAACGCAATTTTTAAAGACATTATATACTTGTTTCTACCACACGGTAGGAACAGGTCGTGACAAATCAAACTGCATTCCGTCACCTTCAATTTCACCTAATTTTCTACCATTCGAATCACGAGCATTCAATAATGAATCTTGTTGAACTCTAATCTTCTCTTGCTCATCCATTGGTGCATAATGGTGTACTTCTGCCATGTATGCCTCATAAATGTCAATAGGAAGTTTATAGAGAACCATCTCATTACATGCAACAAATCCCTCCATTTCTCCCGCTTTTACACGGAAATTTTCAAAGCCTGGGACTTCGTCGGCTTTCACTGGAGTATATCCGATTCTCATACGACGGTGAATAGGATCATATTGATGTGTAGTAGATAACCAACAAGTATGAAAACCCGGAATATCCGGTGCTTTAGGTAAAGCTTCTTGAAGGAACTCATCACGGAACATTCTACGACGTTCCTGAGATAATGCAAAATTACTTTCTGGTGAGGCACGTGAATCGTCCATTGCTGAACGAGTTTCACGACTTCTTACTGAATTCTTTTTTAAACGATCATCCATGACTAGCTCCTATTCTTGTTTTGACGGTCCCACTCAATATAACGTTGAGTAGCTTTTCTACGAAGTTCTGGGTTGTCCCACATTCCGGCTTCTTTAATAGCATTCACACGATCTGTACTGAGTACATATTCGTTTCCTCTAGTGTTTGCCATCGATTCTTTACCTGAACTTGTCACAACTGACCTCGGTCTTGGATTACGTGATTTAGTCTCATTATACTCATGTTTTGCAGTATTCGGTAAATATTTTTTAAGCCTATCATCAAGTTCATCCCAATAGTCTTCAGATGCTGGATCAAATCCTTCTTCTGTTAACTTTTTGTCAATCACTTGTGCAATAGAAGACTCTTCATTTTTGCCATGAGGATCATACCACTCATTTCGTTCCATCCACTCAGCAGCAAGTCTTTGCACCATAGGATCAGGCACATTGATATTCTGTTTAGGTTGTGACATTTGAGTAGTTGCTTGCTTCTTCATGCTTTGAAGAGATTCTTGCTTACGTTTTGCTTCAAACCATCTTTCTTGTGCTTCTGTAAGACCTTGACCATCTTGTCTTGAAATCGCATCTTGCATTTTCATCTTTGCATATTCGACTTCAACTGCAGCATCTTCAATTGCTTTATCAACTCTTGCAAGCTCAGCACCACTGGTCTTTTGCTCAACACGAGCAAGACGCTCGGCAAGCATTTCATTTTGCTTCTTTAATGCATTGATTAAATGGTTTGACTCTCGTGCTTTTTCACGATGAATTTGTTTCTTTAATCGACGTTCTTCACGTCTAGCAGCTCTAATCTGCTCTCTTTCATCATCTACATCATCTGAATCATGAGAAGCACTTTGTGTTTCATTCTCATTATCAGGTAATGTTTCTTGTTGCTGTGGTGATTCTATGTTTTCTGGTAATTGTACAGTTGCGGAGCCGTCATCTGACTCAGCAATTTGCATCTCCAGCTTTTCTGTTGGCGTCATGCAATTTTCCTCTCAAAAATTTAAATGAATGCTTTAATTTCGCGTGGATCACCGGTGACTTTGCCAATTAGTTCATGGTCATTAAAGAAAGTAAATAAAGCTCTTCCTTTAGCGCCATTTTCATCTTCAAAATCAATTTCCCATCGATCTCCACCCCATTTTGGAACACGTACGAAGTCACCAATACTTGCCCATGCACCTTCCGGCCATGGATCCATTGATTCTCGTTTTCTAAATGCTAAAGGACCAATTGCAATCACTTTACCAATCATTGTGTTCCACTTCTCTGCTTCTTTTGTTTCTTCAGGAATATAAATTCCTGCACTTGTTACTTTTTCTTTGACTGCTCTTAACTGAATAAGAACTCTTGCACCGTACGGAGCCATTAAAGGGTCTACAAGTGGAAATGCTTCTACTAACGTTTGTTCGATATCATTCGACATCTCTATCCTTTTCTTCTAAAAGATTGTTTAAAATATCCAAGGCTTCTGCCAGCCCTTGGTGTATACCTACATATCTCTGGTAACTTTCAAAGTTCACGAACCTTCCATTTACCATTGACTCTACTACTTCTTGCTGCTTTGCTTTTACTGCACTAATAAAACTGTTTGTAAGGTCCATTAACGACCTCTAGCATTCGGTTTCTTTCCCACTGCTATTGCTATCATTAAACCAGGTTTCTTAGTCATTCCACCTTTTTTCATGGTAGCAACTGAATGAGGAACTGGTTTTGTTAACTTCGGCTTAGTTCCTTTAGCAGGTAAGTTTCTTACTTTGCTTTCAGGGTATGCACCGATTAACTCATTGTCAGGCTGATGTGACTCAGGAATCACTTGTCCGCCTTTAGCATACTTCTTAACCTTACCACCTTTTTTAAGATGATTTGCTTCTTCCATTCCGTACATAGCCATGCGCTTATGCTTGTTAATTGCTTCAGACATTTCTTTCTCCTTTAAAAATTAAGTTTAGCTGCTTTAACTTTACCGCCTTTTCTACGATTTTCTATATTGTCAAGCTGAGACTTTTGATAATTAGTCAATCTATTATTATAGTCTGATAATGATTCATCAGATCTACGTAAATATTGCTGTTGTTTTTGATATGCAGACCTATCAGAATTTGATATTTGCTGATCTTGATAATTAGTTAACTTAGGAGACAACGATTTTTGATATTCATTATCGCTTTGTGCTATTTGCTGATCTTCATAGTTAGTTAGTCTAGACATTTCTTTCTCCTTGAAGTTGGTTTTGAGCTTCAATTGCAGTCTTCAGTTGCTCATGCTGAAGCTCTGCTGCGTCACTTGTAAGCTCAGCAGACTTAATTCTTTCTTGCGTTAGATTATTCTCTGTATTTTGTTGCATTTCTGCTTGAATCTGTGCTGCTTTTTCTTGTGCAATCATCTGCATGTCTTGTGCTTTTAGCTGTATGTCAGCCTTGTCTTTTGCGGCTTTACGCTGTGTTTCTGCCATTGCAGTTTGTGTAAGCGCTTGTACTTGAGCCATGACATTCGGATCAGTAGGTTGCTGTTGCTGACCTTGCATTTTCTGCATCATCTGTAGCATTTGTTGTATAGAAGGCATAATCTGTTGTGTCAGTTTTTGTCCTGCATCTTGTAACACATGCTGTGTAGCCACTGCAATCACTTGCTGAGCTTCTTTAATGATAGGACGAACAGTATGTACATCATATGGTTCACCGAGTGCATTCGATGCATACATATCGGTCTCGTTAAGGTACCATAGTGTTAAGTGTTGCTTCAAATGCTCTAGCATTGCTGGCAGAAGTACAGGCGCCATGATCGGATTAGATCCGTATAACGGATCCATTGCATATGGTAAGTGTGTTAAGAAATGTGCCAAATGATCTTGATGAGGGAAGGCACCGACAGGTTTTCCGAGTGTCATTGCCACATTTTCAAGCGCTGGGTTCATATCTTGTACTTTTGCAGGATCTGGAAGCACTTCGTTAATGTCTGGAAGCTTAATTTGCTTTAAAATTCTTCTTTCTACCGCAAGTCTATTGTACAGATCAGGATTTGCTTGTGCTCTTTGTGACAAAGTCTGAATCTGTGCATATCTTTGTGACTCTGCAAAGATGTGTGGGTCAGATACAGGTATTACATCACTATTTGACTCAAAATCATCAGGCGTGACATGCAGATCTGCAATAATGTCATTCTTTCTTTGCTCGTCTAAGTACCATTTGTTTAGTCTTGTAATAATTCTAAAGACTCGACGCTGAGAATCATGTAATCTTGAGTGAATTGATGAGAAAACCGCTGCGCCTTGCTCGATTAATGCTTGAGTTGTACCGACAGGTGCATTCGATGTTACATCTGCTATCTTTTCTTCAGATGTAGTCACTACGCCTTTCGCAGCATCTGTTAACCATGCAAGAAGTTGAAAAAGAATAGGACTTGGTGG